CCGCCATCCATGTGGCGCGTCGGGCCGCTCACGGTCTACGGCCCGGAGCGCCAGCGGGACAGTGGCACGGGGGTCACGTGGACAGTCATGGCCGTCGATTCCATGACCGAGGAAACCAGCGAAAAGGTCTTCCGCACACACGGCCAGGCCCAGGCGTTCATCGACACGCTGGTCAACGGCACCGCGCCCGTAGACCCCCTGGCCGACGAACCTGGCACGCCGCCCAAGAACCAGGCCCTGGTGCTGCGCGCGCCAACCGGCGCCAAGCCCGCGCCGCCCACGCTCAACGGCCACCACGTCAGCATCGACCGGCGCGCCGGCCACACGCTGGCCACGCACGGCGCGAGCGCGCCGTTCAACATCTCGGCCGTCGCTGACGCGCTGATCGCCGAAGAGCTGGACCCGTTCACCGAGATTGCCCGGGCCATCAAAGACGTCGAGCCGGTCTACCGCAACGGCAACCCGGTCATCGGAGCCGACGGCCAACCGGTCACCAAGCGGGTCATCGGCTCGCTGGACCGGGCGAAGATCCTGGTCGACCTGGGCCAGTACCTGCAGCCCAAGCTCAAGGCCATGGAGGTCAAGGTCGAGAACAAGAACACGTTGACCGCCGAGCAGCTCGACGAGCGCATCGCGGCCATCATGGAGCGCTCAGCAGCCACCCAGGTCTATGAGCAGCCCACCGAGGACGCAGGGCGATGACCCCGGTCGACGACACCGACCAGGAAGCCGCCGAGCGCGAGGCCTCGCATCTCTTCATGGAGTGGTGCCTAGCCTTCGCCCTGGCCGTCGTGGTCGTGCTGCTGGTCATGACGGTGGCGTGATGCACCGCTTCGCCGAGTGGGTCATGGGCACAGTGATGGCGCTGCTGGTGGTGGGCGCTGTGCTGGGCATCATCGTGCTCATGGCCCAGGCATGACCCTGGACATCCAGGCGCCACTGGCGCCCCTAGTCATACCGGCCCACCTCACGATCGAGGAGAAGACCGCCCTGTATGAGCTGCTGGCCCTGCGGGAGCGCCGCCTCAAAGAAGACCAGCTGAGTCGGTACCGCCCGTACGCAAAACAACGCGAATTCCACCGTGCCGGGCGTACGTTTCGGGAGCGGCTCTTCATGGCCGGCAACCAGCTCGGCAAGACGATCGCAGGGGCCGCTGAGGTGGCCATGCACCTGACCGGGCGCTACCCGGAATGGTGGGACGGGCTGCGCATCAAGGGCGCGAACCGGTGGATCGCTGGCTCAGAGTCCGTCGAGCTCACGAAGAAGGGCGTGCAGCGCCTGCTATTCGGCAACCCGGACCAGGAGGGCGAGTGGGGCACGGGCATGATCCCGAAGGCCTGCATCGGCAGCATCACCAGACGCCAGGGGCCAGTGGCCAACTGCATCGGCAACGTGACCGTGGCCCACACGTCGGGCGACCATTCGAGCGTGGCCCTCCAGTCCTACGACCAGGGGCGCACCAAGTGGCAGGCTGACACGGTCGAGGGTATCTGGTTCGACGAAGAGCCGCCACTGGACCTGTACTCCGAGGGCATCACCCGGACCAACGTCGCACAAGGCCCGGTCATCGTGACGTTCACCCCGCTGCTGGGCATGTCCGACGTGGTTAAGCGCTTCATGGTCGACAAGCAGGTCGGCAGCACGATCGTGAACATGACGATCGCCGACGCCGAGCACTACAGCCCAGAGGCCCGGGCGGCCATCATCGCGGCCTACCCGGAGCACGAGCGCGAGGCCCGGGCGAACGGCGTGCCCATGATGGGCTCAGGGCGCGTGTTCCCGTTGGCTGAGTCCGCTGTGAAGTGCGATGCGTTCGCGCTACCGAGCCACTGGCCCCGCATCGTCGGCATCGACTTCGGCATCGACCACCCGAGTGCCCTGGTCTGGATGGCCTGGGATCGTGACACAGACACGCTGTACGTCTACGACTGCTGGCGTGAAAAGGGAAAGACTATCGACGCGATAGCTCAGGTCTACCGCCCCCGTGGCCCCTGGATCCCAGTGGCCTGGCCGCACGACGGACTACAGCGCGACAAGGGGTCCGGTGTGCAGATAGCCGTTCAGGCTCGTACGGCCGGGATGTCCATGTTGCCCGACCGGGCCACGTTCGAGGACGGCAGCAACGGCGTCGAGGCGGGTCTCAGCGACATGACCCAGCGCATGCAGACCCGCCGGCTGCGGGTGTTTTCGCACCTGGGCGAGTGGTTCGAGGAGTTCCGCATGTACCACCGCAAAGACGGGCAGGTGGTCAAGATCATGGACGATTTGTTGTCTGCAACGAGGTATGCGGTCATGATGAAACGCTTCGCCCAGACCGAAATGGATGCGAACCCTTCGCCGTTCTTCTCAATGGCCCAGGGCATCGGGTCGAACATGCTCGACCCAGTAGCCGGCTACTGAGCCACCAGACCAAAGGCCCACGATGATCACGAACAGCAGCGCCGCCCGCATGGGCGACAACTACGAGAAGGCCGGCAACTTCCCCGTCGACCAGGCCGCCCAGGACGAGAAGTCCATGGCCAAGCAGCAGGATCAGTTGCAGCAGATGGGCCAGACGCTCGCCCGCCAGCGCGACGAGTGGATCAGCGCCAGGCGCGCCAGCGGCTGGGACAAGCGCGTCCAGGAGGACCTGGACCAGTACCACGCCCGGGACAACAACCAACGGGCCGCCGCCTCCATGATGGAGTCGGTCGAGCAAGGCTACCCGGTGACATCGAACCAGGCCCGGCCCGGTCGTTCAACGGTCTACATCGGCCTGACGCGCCAGAAGTCCAACGCCGCAGAGGCCCGCCTGTCCGACATCCTGCTGCCCACCGACGAGAACAACTGGGGCATCCAGCCCACGCCGGTGCCCACGCTGGCCAAGATGATGCAGGACCAGAGCCCGGCAGTGGACCCCGCGACCGGTGGCCCGATGTCGCTCAACGTGCCGGACCCGGCGACCGGGCAGCCCGTGCCCACGCAGGTCAAGAAGTCCGACGTGGCGATGGCCGCCCAGACGGTGGCACGTGAAGCCGCCAAGAACATGGAAAACGAGATCGAGGACCAGCTCACCGAGTGCGACTACAACGCCGAGACCAGGAAGACGCTGCACGACGCAGCGGTCATGGGCGTCGGGGTCATCAAGGGCCCGATCGTGATGAGCAGGACCAGGAAGAGCTGGAACGCGGTCGTCGACGAGACGGGCAACCCCGCCGTCGGCCCCGATGGCAAGACGGTCTACGAGATGGTGTTCCAGGAGGAGAAGACGCCGGCCAGCTACCACGTGGACGCGCGCTTCGTCTGGGAGGATCCCGACTGCGGCGACGACATCCAGAACGGCAAGGGGATCTACGAGCTGGAGCAGATGACCAGGAAGCGAGTGCGCGAGCTGGCCAAGCAGCCGCAGTACCTGCCCGACCAGATTGCGCAGGTGCTCAAGGAAGGCCCGCAACGCAGCCCGGCACTGGTCGAGCTGACCAGTGAGATCCAGCGCAACAACTACGAGAAGAACAGCTTCGACGTCTGGACCTACACCGGCGAGCTGGACGCCGACGACCTGCGACTGTGCGGGTGCGACGTACCCGATGACAGCCTGGACGGCGTGTCCGGGTGCGTCGTGATGATCAACGACACGGTCGTCAAGGCCTACATGAACCCGATCGAGTCGGGCGAGCTCCCGTACGACTTCTACCCCTGGGAGAAGGTCAACGACAGCCCGCGCGGCTACGGTGTGCCCTACCTCATGCGCTCACCACAGCGAGTGATCAACGCGGCCTGGCGGATGATGATGGACAACGCGGCGATCTGCGCGGGCCCCCAGATCATCCTGAAGAAGAAGAAGCTGGAGCCCGAGGACAAGAACTGGTCGCTGTACGCCCGCAAGGTGTGGAACTTCACCGGATCCGAGAACGAGAGCGTGGGTGACGCCTTCACCCAGGTGGAGTTCAACATGCACCAGGTGGAGCTGCAGGCGATCGTATCGCTGGGCACGCAGCTCGCTGACGCGGAGACCTCGACGCCGATGATCACGCAGGGCGAGCAGGGCGCCGCGCCGGAGACCGTCGGGGGCATGCAGATGCTGCTGAATTCGGCCAACGTGGTGCTGCGCCGGCTGGTCAAGCAGTACGACGACTACGTGACCAAGCGGCACATCCGCCGCTACTACGACTACAACATGGCCTACGGCGAGGACGACGCCATCAAGGGCGACTTCAGCGTCGACGCGCGCGGATCGAGCGCGCTGCTGGTGCGTGACATCCAGAACCAGGCGTTCACGAACTTGCTGGCCGCCGGCGCCAACCCGGTCTACGCGCCTTTCATCGACCAGAAGAAGCTGTTCGAGAAGGCGCTGCAGGCCCAGCACGTGCAGCCGCAGGACATCATGAAGACCGACGCCGAGATCAAGGCCAACGCCGAGGCAGCGCAGAAGAACCCACCGATGGACCCGCGGATCGAGGCGGCCAAGATCACGGCCCAGGCCAAGCTGGAAGAGTCCAAGGCGTTCAGCGCCGGCAAGGAAAGCGAGATCGCGCTGCGCCGCGAGATCAGCGCGACCAACGACGCCGCGCAGCTGCGCAAGCTGGAGCTGGACCGCGAGCTCGCGCTGCTGAAGTACGCCGAAGAGAACAAGATCACCCTGATCGAGGCGAAGACGCAGTTGGCCCAGACGGCCATCAACAACCGCACCAAGGCCGAGATGGCCGCGCAAGAGCGCGCGCTGAAGATGAACCCCGCCAACACCACCAACGAAGGAATCTGACGTGTCAAAAGTGACCGAAGGCAAAGCTGTGCTTACCAACGACGAGTGGATGGGCGTGCTGTTCGCGCTCGGCGTGCGAGAGAAGACCGCCCGAGCCCACGCGCCGGCGTTCGCTGAGTTGGTGACTCCCCAAGCCTTCAACCTGGGCTGGGATGAAGTCGATGACTTCGTCGCGCAGATCGTCTTCGAGTCGGCGTTCCTCGAAGCCATGGTCGAGAACCTGAACTACCGGGCCGAGAACCTGCAGCGCGTCTGGCCCCGCCGGTTCAAGAACCCCGAGTACGCGGCCCAGTTCGCGATGAACCCCGCCGCGCTGGCCGAGAAGGTCTACGGCGGACGCATGGGCAACGACCAGCCGGGTGACGGTCTGAAGTACCGCGGCCGCGGCTACCTGATGATCACCGGCAAGGACAACTACGAGCTGGTGCAGGCGCAGACCGGCGAGCCCGTGGTCGACAAGCCCG